ATTAAATAATTCATGTAATCTTTTACACGAGTTGCTTGTTGCTCTACAGGTGGAGATACAACTCCAATTATTTGTGTTCTTACTGGTCCATCTGCTGGTAATAATTCTTTGTAAGCTTGTGCTTGAAACTGTGTGACTGCTTCTGCTAACACTGGGTGTGTTGCACCAGATGCACCTTGAAAAGGTTCTGTTCTATTTTCGTATTTAAATCCTAAAAGATCTAAGCCTGAAGTATAAGATTGTTCCCAATCTTTTCTTGAAGCTTTGTAATCCATAAAATTTTGAACCATGTCATTTCCGATAGGTTCTAAAATATCGTCAGGTAAAATATCTGCTAAATTATCAAAGTGATTTTCTGTGCCCGGTATATTTATAGCCCCAGGTTCAAAGTCTATTGTTGCGCCGCCGTCTTCTTCTGGTGTGACCTCTACAGGTCCTTTTTGTTCTTCTGGTTCCTGAACATTAACTTCTTCTGCCATCTCTTCATCTGAAGGAATGTCAATTTTAGTTCTAGTGTTCGGGAGTCCTTTATCTATTTCTGCCATTTAATACTCCTATATTTTAATACCACGTTTCATTAAACCTTGCAACCCTTGTGAGTTTGGTCCTGATTCTGGCGGTGGGCCTGACGAATCGCCAGCTTGTTTTAAGATACCACCCCCTGCTTTTTTACGACGATCAAAGAAAGGACCTGTCTTAGTTTTAAAATTAGATTGCACAATGTCATCATAAAAATCTAATTGATCTGGTTCTTCTTGAACTTGTTGATTGTATGAATATTTTTTTCTTTTCTTTGCCGCTGTAATATCTAGTTGATCTATTATTCTATCTTTTTTATCAAAGAAATCTTCATCAAGTGTTTTTTTAATTAGAGCATCTAAATTTGGAGTTGTATCTTTTGATGTTTTTTTCACACTGTCATCTATCAAAGATAGTACACCTTTTCTAACTGAACCTGTTTTAAAACCTGCACGGCCACCCTTTTCAAATTGTTGAAAGAACCCTTGTCCTGTTGTAGCTCCACCTAGTTGATCCATCACCTGTCTTATTTGAGGAGATGTTCCTGCTTCTATGTCATCTAAAGTAAATCCTCTTTGTTTATTGTATAAATATAATTCTCTTGGGTCCATCTCTTTTAAATATTTTGCTTCTCTTTGACGATCAGATAGTAAGGGCACATTTTTTGTAAAAGGATTAACTACATCAGCTGCAAATTTAAAAGGTTGTGTGTAAGCACCAACATCTAAAATAGGATCTAATATATTTCCTAACGTACCACTTGTTGGATCTACTTGTTGTTTTCTTTTATCATAAGTTTTTAACATTTGATCTTGAGTTCTTTTTTTAAATACATTGTCTAAATATCTAAAGCCGACATCGTAAGAAGAATCTTTCATTAAATCAAATCCCATTTTATCTAAAGAACCTATGTAGTTATTTACAGATTTATCTAATTGATTTTTTGTATCTGCTAGTCTTTGCGTAAAGCCCATGGTTAAATCTTCACTACCTGGAGTTTCGTTATTTAGCCCATACTCTAAAGCTTTTTGTCTATTGTCTAACCTATTTATATTTATTGTTTCGTTTAAAAGATTTAATTGATTTTCATCGTATCCAAGATTTTGTGCTTGTTCCATTATATTTTTATCAAACTGTTTAAAATCTTTAAATATAAATGCTCTGTCAAAAGATTCTGCTAAGTCCATACCTTTACTAAAATTATTAAAACCATCTGCTAAAACAAAAGCAACCTCACCACCAATCAATGTCGAAGGATTTAAAACATTACCAGTTACTCTTGCTGCCGCAGTTGCAGCTTTCTGACCAAAAGAAGATTTAAAAAATTTAGAAATTTTTGGGTCTTGTGATATTGTTTGTAGAAATTCTTTTGGATTATCTCTAGCTGCAGGACAACCAGAACCATTACTATAAAACATTCTACCACCTTTAGCTTTTTTTCTTGCACAATATCTTTGCATAACGTCTCCAAAGCCCCCTTCTTTAGATGCTTTAACGATTACATCAGCAACTCTTCCAAATTTTTTATCTGTTAATTTTTTTAAAACATCTTCTTTCAATGATGTGTAATTAGTAATATTTTTAGATTTTGCTAAATCTATTTGCCTGTTTACGATAAGTTCAGGGTTTCCACTTCCTCCTAATTTATTAATTCCATCTGTTATAATATTTTTTTGTTTTTGATTTAAAATAGTAGATTGATTTATTCCTAATTCAAGTTGATTAATATCTCTAGTATTAAAACTTAAATCTGTAAAAGGTTTTATTGCAACCCCATCTTTTCCATGTAAAATATCAAAAGTAGAAGAAGTTGGAGACCATTTATAATTATTAACTTGATTTCTTTTAACTAAATCTTCAAAAGATATTTTTTGATTTTTATTTAATGGGTCAGTAATTTCTATGGATTTTAGTTTATTTATTTCTAATTGATTGTTATAAACTTCAGGAAAATTTTTTTTAAGTATTTCTATATTAGTTAAATTATTAGCACCTTTAATATTAGCGGCGCTATATTTTTTTCCATCATATGTAAAGTAACTATCTTTGTAAGGTATTTTTAATCCATATTGCCAAGAAATAGGTTTTCCATTTTTTGTAAAAAACTTAACATCACCGTTTCCTTTGTTTAAATTAAAATTTCTTTTAGCAAATTCAAAAACTTTATATTTTGGTGATGTGCTATAAAATTTTTCTTTTCCCATACCTGTGTATCTTGGAGTTCCTTCAGCTATTTCTAATGATTGTCTTAATTGATCTGAAAAAGAAAGATCTTTTAAAAAAGAAAAGTTTTCCGTATTAAATCTATTTTTTAAAAACTTAGCCCCTTGATCCTTTATAACATTATAAGTGCTTAAATTAGGTAAAAATTTATTTACAGTTCTATAATCTAAACCAGTTCTTTTAGCTAAAGAATTATACCAATAATCATTTAATGGTTTATTTTCAATTAACATATTTTTTAAAGTGTTATCAAGTTTGGTTTCTACAGAATCTAAATTATTTAAAGTAGGATAATTTTTAGGTTCAAATTTATTAACCTTATATCTTACACCCTCAATAGTTTTGTACTTAGGTTCTATATTAAATTTTTTTTCAACCATAGAAGACACTTGTTCTTTGGTATAGAACTTTTCTCCAGAATTAAGTTTTGGTATCAATTCTTCTAAATATTTATTTATTTTATTTTGTTGTGCAAGAACAGAAGGTGGTGCTTGACCACCTTTAACAGGTGTTTTTATTTTTAAATTTTTTCTTATTTTATATATGTTTTCCGTAGCAAAAGTAGAACCTTTTTTTGTAGTATAATTTTTATTTAAATATTCAGCAAACTCGCCGTCAGTGCCTATATTATTTTTATTTTTTTGAAAATTTTTATATTCTTTTTTAAAAAATTCTGAAGTTATTGTTTTTTTATTATCTTTAGCATACCCCTGCCTCACACCACCGAAACCTGGTTGCACTAACATACCACCACCGGCCATTGGATTACGTTTATTAAAATCATCGATAGCTTCTCTGTCTAATGCTTGTTGTGGTCTGTCTATTTGGTCTGCAGTTGTAACTTCTCCGTCGAAGAGATCCATCAACTCTATGATTTTTTGAGATAGGTCTTTAGTCATTACTCGCCTAACATTCCAGCGATACCGCCTGATGCATAGTCATCGTAACTAGGATCGTAATCTCCTTGTCTTCTAATCACAGCATCTGATTGCGCTTCAAGGTCTTCTGTTATATTTTTAGCTTTGTCTTTTCTTTTTATATTTTGCACAAGTTCTTTCATGGTAGGTTTTTTACCTGTTGCATATTGTTTTAGCATGGATACATCCGAATCAAGATCTTTAATACTTGTGCCACCAACTTCATCTACATCTAAACTAAAATCATCAGGGCCATCGACTCTTCCAACAGGACCCGACTCTGCTACATCAAACTCTGCCGATGGTCTTGGATCTCCTTCATCAGGATTAGGTTTTTTATATCGTAGTTGGACTGTGTCTTCAAATGTGTTTGCAGGACTATCATACTCTACTCTAACAGCACCTTCGTCAAGATCTTGTGTAACTGTTACAGTGTTATCATCATCAATCTTTTTCATGTGTACAATTTCTCTGTCTTTAGTTGCAAATCTTTTTGTAACATCATCACCTTCAAGAATTACTTTGTTAACTAGTTGATCAAACCATTCTGGTTTACCAGGTACATTATCTGTTTTAATGATTGGAACTTTAGTTACTGTCTTACCTACCTTTAATGGTTTTAAAACTTTACCTATAATAGGCAGAGCTACAAGACCACTAAATATTTTCATAAACGTTCTTCTTGTCATTCCTGTTCCTTCTTTTAAACCGATACGTGCTATACCACCTTTTGCAAAATCTTCTGGATCATCATCTGGTCTTGGTTTATTTTTAAATCTTTGTTTTGATAAACCTGTGTATGCTTGATCATAAAGATCTAATCTTTGTTTTGTAGGTAGATCATCGTAAACTAATCCCATTCGCTCTGCTAAATTTTCTGCAACAAGATCTGCATCAACTTTTATATCATTTGCAAATCCTGGTGATGCATCTTCGATTGCATCATCTAACATTTTTCTATTTTTCATTTTACCAATATTTTTTTTGTTCTCTGCTTCGATCATATTTTTTAATGACTCTTCTGAAGATTGCACTGGCGCTGCAATATCATCAGGTCCGCCTCTGCTACCTGGTGGTGG